CGCTGGCTTCCCCGGCTGCCCTTACCATTTCCCAAATCTTAGGAACCTCAAAAGATTTTTCAATCCGTGAGGGTAGTTCATTTGAGGCCTGTTCGAAGTTCTTAACCTGAATTGCCGTCACGCACTTGTTTTGCGAAAGCCTCTCTACGTGCGATTGTTTCGGATTCACGCTTACTGATTTTTCCTGCTCCATTGACTTTATCCGTTTTTTTGATTGTTAACCAAGTATTTAGTTTTTGCCTCCATTCCCAAAGTTCTTGCGGTGGATTCGGGGCGTTGCTGTGGTGCGTGTAGCATTCTTCAAAAGCTTGTTTCAGGTCTTTTCCTTGATGCGTGATAGATAAGTCTGTTATGAACTTTTCATCCGTAAACAAACTTTCAAAAACATCTCCTTTATTTTTTTTAATTACAGTTTCAGTTACATTTTCAGTTTCCATATGCTTAGCATATGCTTTATCACTTTTTGGAGTAGAATCTTTGTTTTTAGTTCCTTTAGCATTGTTTCTTCTGGATTCTGAGAACTTTTGCCGCCTTTCAATTTCATCAGTTAGGCGTTGCTTCCAAAAAAATGTACCATCAGTGTTAAACTTTTGTATAACGTTATGAAACACACTAGTTGAGCATATGCTTAACACTTGCTTAGCTTGTGTGATAGTAAATTTACCATTATTAAACTGAAAAATTAATAACTCAAGGTAGGCACCTTTCTCTTCAAAAGTCATCCCCATTGTGCCTTGGAGCCAATCACCTGAATAGAAAAGAAATGCAGGATCTTTAGCCATTGTTTCGCAATTTATCAATGACCATAGTCCGAAGAATCTGATTCATTTTCCATCCACTCACATGAACAAAAGGACTACTTGAATACTGTCTTTGTACGCTTAGAAGGCATCCTCCAGGAATCCAGATTTCGTAACCTCTTGGAATAGTGATACCTTCAATTTCCTGCTTTACACAACGAACTAACAACGCTCCTTTGGTTTCGATCATGCCAGTGCGTTGAATGTAAACATCAATCAAATCATTGTCGTTAAACTTAGGTATTCTGATTTTATGATTATGTTGGTCGCAAGTATGGGGAGGTGCCTTTCTAAACTTTACGCCAGCGGCCAGCATTTCGCAAGCATGACATTTTCTTAGTTTGGTCATATGAAAAAAAATAAGCCCGGCTCGTGGAAGAGAGACCGGGCAGGTTATCGGTTAACCTTACCCTTTAGCGTTGCTTCCACCCAGCACTAAAGAGTATTAAAATGATTTACGAAATTACCAATTATTCTCCATCTGCAAAAGGTTAAGAGAAGATTTTTGCTCTCAAAATAAAACAAGCGATGTGTCGGCCTGTTCCTTTACCTGGGGATCCGTCCTCTATTGCTAGCCACTTAACATCTCCTAGATTACGAACCTCTGTGCCTATGGCCTTTAAAAGCATCAGAATCCATTTATCCACAGGGTAAACTAAAACTACTGTCTTGCCTTTGGCATTCTCTTCAATTGCTTTTCTTACCCATGCTGTTGGCCCTTTCTTTCGCCCGTTATGCATTATGGAACCGAATGGAGGATTAACCCAGTTGACCTTTCCCCACTCGCATGTAAGGCCGTCAAAGCCTTCCGGTAATGGATACGGACAAGGGTCGAAATCAAAGCCAAATTCTTCGTTAAGCGGGTCGTAAACATCTGGAGGTATGAGCCAATAGTGTTTCTTATCATCACCGTTGCCCTGATGAAATTTATTAGCTGAGGGATGTAATTTACTTTGATGTTCCATAATTAGTTTTTAAAAAATCCGGAGACTAAACAAGTCGGCCACAACCTTACCGCTCGAAAAGCCTCCGGGAAAAAGTGTCAAAGTTGTCTTAATAGTTGCTTCATTTCATAACGAATGATCTTAAGCATCTCAATTTTACGGATTAATGTGTCTCGCTGATCCCATTCGTACTCTGAAAGATTTTTGAGTCTCCACTGTAATTGCCTCATCTTTTTACCCATGTGGTTACGGCTGTTCTTTATCGTAAGCTTGGTCATACTGCTTTGGTTTTCTGTTCCCAATACTTAGCCTTCATATATTCATTCGCTTTGAACTTTTTGGATTTGCACCAATCATTCAAATTATCCGAGAAAACGAACCCATAGTTATGGTCGTGTCCTGAAGATCCCGCACCATAGTCGGCTACCTTTCTGATGCGTATTTTTCGGGGAGTACTCATAGACTGTAAGACATTACCCGAACATCCTTACCAAACCGATTCTTAACCGTCACAGGCTTCTTTTTAATCGGCTCACCGTCACGAATCATCTCACTGCAACGAGTGGATAGCTTTGTGCATCCGATGAATTTAATGGCATCCAGCGGGGTAATAGTGCGGTGCCTTTTAAGCCAGCTTTTAATCATGGCTTTTTGTGTATCTGTGTTGCTCATGAGTGTTTCTTTGATATTTTATACACGAAGTAAGCCACTACCGATACAAGTAAAATAGAGATTGTGTTGGCGAGTGCTTTGTCTGTCAGTATTAGCGAAGACAACTCCACAAAAGCAGCGTCAATTTCTTCATAGAAGATAACGACCATCGCAATCAGGTAAATTACAAACCCTGAAATCGCCCCGGTGAAAAACTTTTTAGTCACGCGTGGCATGTCTCTTCCGTAGTCTTTGAAATAAGGGTGCATATCTTTTTTAGTTTAGTGAACTCAGGAACTCTTTTTTCTTAGCCTCACAGATTAAAGCTTTGTTGTAGATTTGATTCTGGCGCACATGGTCGGCTTTGATTTCTATTGTATGGTGCTGCAATTCCTTTCTCTTAAATCTTGGGTCGAATGAAAAGAAGTAACACAATGGCCTTTCGCATAGCATAAGTTCAGTTTGAATCTGATCGTAATACCCTGGCAACTCTTCCTGAAAGTTAACCGAATTTATGAAAAGTTTGTATCTTAAATGCGTGTCACTGTTGGGGCATTTAATCTCTGTGATTGCGTTAGGCAGTATCAAATCAGGAGTAGCCCCGATAATCCCATCCCCAACAAAGAAAACCGTTCCACCGATTGAAGTGTAGATAACGTCATCCGCTTGCAGATCATACCCGTAAAGTTCACAGAATCGATTTATAGCGTCCGGTTCGGTAGTTGTTCCCCATTCCATCTCTTGGGAGAAATAAGGCGTTTTAGGCTGCGCCTCTACGTTCTGGATAAGTTCAAGGATATAGGAGATTGCCCCGTCCGAAATAACCGTTTCGTCCTCGATGTACTTGGCTTTGCTTTTCGGGTTCTCTTTCTTCCAATTGACAAGTTCATCAGGAGTCATAAGGCGTTTACCATCGGCCATGATTTCGTTAATGCGCGACCCGGTAAATAGTCCTTTGCGGTGATCCTTCCAATCATCCTTATTCTCGAAAATGAATCGTTCAATTACCTTTACCATTGAGTTTTTCTTTATTGGATTTGATAATGTTCATATCAGGTTCGAATACAGCCACATCCCTGCGGTTCAAGTTGGCTCCAAACACATTGCCGAACATATCGCAAGCATCTTTAATTGCCAGGCTTTTAGCGATAGGGAAGGCCATAGAAATAGCCCCGTTATTGATGTTGGCTAGGTCTGCCGGGCTTGTGCCTTTAGCGGTCTGTAATTGCATCGCGCCGATACCGTCATGGTATTCCATTTGGTTCGTGGCCGGACTGTAGTAGTGAACCCTCACAGTTACCCACACACCATTGAACGCCGTTCCCTGCCCCGTTATTTCGATTCTGTAGGCTTTGAAAAGCTTCCTAAGCATGTGCTCAACTTTGTCTATTGGCAAATACTTGTGACCCTTGATGTATGGATGTTCTTTCACCCAATCTTCCTTTGGCGGTCTGGATAGGATGAAGTTCAAACCTTCCTGCTTACCGGCCATTTCCAAATCATCGGCAAACAACTCCTGAATAGTCGGCAGTTTAATTTCATCCTTTTTAACCAATTCAGCAACCCCGGCCACGCTCGGTGTTTCTTTGTAGTGAATGCTCTTCTGAGTTCCCATTTTACCCTGCGTTTACTGTTTCTCTATCCATAACCTTTTGCAAAGCAGTAAAGTAAATAACCCGCATCTGAGTGAGAGTATTTAATTTCTCTTCCTGCTCGTAAAACTGTTTCCACTCAGCGCCATCGTAAGGAACGAGAATCAAGTTTTTACTGTCGTTCTCAAGTAAGAATGATCGGGCGTTGATGCCGGTTGTCAGATCCTCTATCAGGGTGTTAAGCTGTTTGGAATTGAAGTCGGTTAGTTTGTAGTCCATATTTTTAGTCTTTTAATGATTTCTCTTTCTACTTGTCCGTTAACCATTGCTCCAAGGTCACACGGTCCTTCTGTTAACTTCTCACCGTCTGAACCTTCTTTCCAGTAGGCCCAATTATCAACGCTTTTCGCTTCGACTATCAGATCGTAATCTTCGCCATCAAAGGAGTATACGGTAATGGTGAAGATTGTCATGATTATTTTTTGGTAACTTTTGCTAAAGCAGAAACCTTCGATTCAATTGGTGTTAGAGTAAAAAGTAAACGCTCTAACTTATTGCGTGCCTCTTTCATGGTATCAGTATTTTGCATCTCAAATATTAGCCGATGTTTCATGTAAATGTCAGAGATGTCTACTTCTTTAGCTTCACTAATAAATGCATTAACATCCTCTCTTTTGATGTCATATTTTGAGTACTGACCAAGTAGATTTGCAAACTCGTTTCCGGTTACTGAGATAAGAACCCTTTCGTCTGGTAGTTGTGCGATTACTTTCATGTTGTTTTTTTTGGTTAAAAATTTTAAACTTTAGTCCCCTGCGTAATGGAATTGTTCACGATTCTGTTTGTAAAATTCATCATAAAGTTCTTGCGCATTTTCAACGCCTTCCTTTTTCATTTGTTCCATAGCTTCACGCGCCGGGAATTGCATACTACCGTATTTGTGACGGTCTTCAGTCCACAGTGAGTTTACTAATTTGGAAAAATCATTCATGTCCTTTTTCATATTTTCTACCAGTTATAAAGTACAATCAAAAGAATAAAGGCAATACCGTAGAGAGTAATAGCGATCGCTGGGAACATTTCCTCTACTTTAGTCTTGGCGTTTGCGGTGTTTAGGTCTGTGAGTTTCATGAGCTTTTGTTTTTATGATTGATTCTATCCAAGTATTCTATTGCTGATTTGATCGATTTCGATCCGTCGGAGCATCCCCAACTATCCAAGTCAACCCCATCTTTTGCGATAAAGACCGCAATTTGTCCGGGCCAAAACTGGATTGATATTTCGTACCTATCGGAATATCTCAGTAAGCGTTTTAGCATTGTGTAGTTCATGAGCCCACAAGCTTATTAAATTGCTCCTCCAGCCTTTCTTTGTTTTCAATCTTACGATGCAGTACCTCAATCTGAGACTCATTCAGGTCACCTAAAGCGAGGAGCTTATTAATGAATTCATCCAACTCCATTATCATCTGGTTTAAATGCTGGATTTGTTTCTTATTTTTCATCGTTCTTTTTGTTTAGTTGTGTGCGATTGTTTAGCAAATCTAGTGATAGAAACGATACATGCAAACAAAAGTTTGAAAAAGATTAATAAATATTTGCAAACTATTTTTTGGTGGTCTCGTTTATTATATAGTAATTTGAATCATCAAAACGAAACGATTATGAAAGAATTAGCCTTCGCAATTGCACAAAAGATAGCAAGTGACAAATCTACAAATACAGTTTTGGTATGCGCTTCTATATTAAAAGAAGCCTTTATATCTGACGGCGTACCATCCAAAACAGCAAATACAATGGCTATAGATGGCGTGAAAATTATAATGAGTACAATGCTTAAAATGAAGCCATAGGTATGGATATTCAAAATGAAATACCGGATAGCGTAGCGTGGCAAGAGCTATTAAAAGCTAATGAGTCGTTAAGTATTAGGCTTAATGATTCAGAAAATAAACTTGATAAAATAGTTCGTCTGATAGAATCGGAACTTAAGGAAATACCAAAATTACAAGATTTCGCATCTGGCCATGGTGACGCTGAGGGGTATGCAAGAGTTTGTGGTCAAGATGTGTTGCTTAAACGTTTGTATGAGAAAGTTGAAAGGATTATACGTAATTGAAAAATGACAATAACAGTAACAGATTTCGAGCGAATAACCAAGATCAGCAGACACACGGTTTATTCTTGGTTTTACAGGAATAATTTTCCGGAAGGAATTGAACCGGCACCATCATTAGGTAGTACTAAAATGTTGGTAGTTAAGCGTTCAAACAAGCATTTCAGTAAGATTTCAAAGGAACTTGTATGATCACCCCAAAGCAAAAGACAACCAGCCGATGACACACGCTTTAAAAACATGGCCGCAATACTTCAAGGAAGTTAAAAGCGGCAATAAGCCATTTGAGGTGAGAAAGGATGACCGTGATTTTCGAGAGGGGGACAAGGTTATTCTACAAGAATGGGACCCGGAGACTGAAAAGTACACTGGTCAGGAACTTGAATTTAAGGTTGGTTATTTATTGGTCGGATTCGGGATCAAGAAAGGCTATTGCGTATTTGGATTAGAAGAAATAAACTCATGACCGAGTGCCCCACATGCGGAAGTAATAAGGTAGAGCGTAATGGCTATTGCGGTTCTTGCAATCGCGATATGAGAAAGGCCGAATCCACCAAGGTAAAGGAAAAGAAGCCCATCAAGAAGGTGAGCGCGAAACGTGCGGTAGAAAACCAGGAGTACGCCAGGTTAAGAAGGGACTATCTTGAAGTCTTCCCGGTTTGCGAGGTTGTTGAGTGTCACCGTAAGAGTACTCAGATCCATCACATGGCTGGAAGGGCAAATGATCTATTGAATGACGTTAATTTCTTCCTTGCGGTATGCGATATATGCCACCAACGTATTCACGCAGAACCAATTTGGGCAGAAGATAACGGTTACATTATAAAAAGAAGCGTTTAAAAAGGTATAACCCCATATAGTAAAATGACACTATCAGAATGTAAGGATAAAGTAGCAATATCTCATGGTTTCCAAAATTGGAGGCATATGGGGCAAAATAGCACATTAACTGAAAGAGATAGCGTTAATGCTATAGTTGCTGAACTCTACGCCCAATCACTTGTCGAATCCAAAGACAAAAGAATAGCCGAGTTGGAGGCTAAATGTAATGGCAACAACATTCAAATAACCGCCCTAATAATAAGTAATCGTAAAAGCAAAACAGAAATCCAGCGTCTTAATAATATAGTGTACCAAAGATATTTGTCAGACCTAGAAGCCTATAACCTTTTAAAGAATAAGAAATGAAAATGGTTAAAACACAGCCCACCTTGGCCGTACATAGGGTAGTTTTAAATGTAACTAGAAACGGCAACCATTTTTTAAAAGCCCAAGGAAAATGAAAGACATGCTTTGAGGTTGGTAGACCCGCTGAAAAATTATTCCGGCATTATCCGGAACGATGCTTACAGAATATGGGCACGTAGGTGAATTGAAAAATTCGATTGTAATAGGATAGGCGCGAAGTGACCACAGGTCTAAAATGCCTACCAACCCAAAGCTAATTTTTAGGATTAATCATTGAGAAAGTATGACAGCAAATAATAAAGCAGAGAAAAAAGTTCAAATAGCAATAGATAAAATGATTGAATTGCGTGAAAACTTCATACTCACTGACAGTCTGTATTCAGAAATCCAAAGGATACTTGATGCTTTAAACTTACTTGAGAACAACGTTTCAAATTCCAACATAAAACAAAACCCATGAACCTCATCCTCTACAACGGTCACAAGTTCTACGGAATGCGTGACGTGCCAGAAGAGCCAGAAAGTGGGTGTAATTGGGTCTTTAAAAAGACTGCCTGCTGTCCCGAAGGTAAATGCGAAACAGAGAAAGAGTGGGTTGAATACCGTAAGAAGCTTGAATCCTGCAAGTCCTCCGCTCTGAAAATTGTTAATCCGGAGTTACTTGACATACATGAATGGGAAAATGCGGGAGTTATATTTTTAGGTGATAACGAAGACCCTTTAAAAGACGGCGACACTTTCCCACTACCAAGTGACTTGAAGTTTGAGGAGGAAGAAAAAGAATATGCAAAAGGACTTATTACAGCAGTTCCATTAAAAGAAACTGTCCTCCGCTTAGTAAAGGTTGTGAGCGAAGAAAGCCAAGAAAAACTTTGGGATGAGTTTAAGGAAAGGATAGCAAACAGAACTTTGCATTGGTCACAGGTTGACAGATATTTCACAATCCAACGTAAGAAGCCATGAAGACACTACAGGAATGTAAGGATGAGGTTGCTAAAAAGCATAGCTTTAAAGATTGGAATGACCTAATCAAAATTCATAAAATAGGCGACGTTAATGAAGTACATGAAGATTATATTGATGAAAAGCGCATGCAGGAGTTAGAACACTTGATAAACGGTCAAAAGTGGGACATAGCCAGGTGGACAAAGGCTAATCGGGAGATTGATAAGAACATTGAAAAGCTAAAGGTATGACACAAAAAGAACTTAAAAAGCAAGTCATAGCTTTAATAAATGACAAGAATACCAAAATTGACAAGGCTGAATTTGAACGTAGAACAAAGTCAGTATTAAAGGATTTCTATCTTGAGCAAGTACCAACCGGAACGGCTACATTAACCCTCAATTTGACTTTGAAATGACTCACACTCACTCCTTTTTAATAATCCGAGGAACAGGTAAGATACACGGCTGTCCCCTTTGGAAATGTAGTTGCGGCTTAATTGTAAAGGCATCATGAGTTTATCACCACCAGATCCACCCAAATGCAGAAGATACCGTAATTGGTATTTATTGCCTGAGATAGGCGAGATCAAACAAACACTGAAAAGTAAGACGCTTTCTGGTGACTTATACAGGCTACAACTCGCATGGAATAAATTAATCAGATTGATCAGAAGGAGTTATTTAATAAAGCCAATAATCAAATATCTAGAACTATGAACATCGCTGAAGAAATCACCAAACTAAAGGCCGAACAAGCCGAATGCCAGGCAACAGAAAAGAAAGCCCACGATCGCGCCATTGAAATAGGCCGACAAATAGGTAAATTGGAGACACAGAAAAAGAAGATTGACAAGATTTTAGGCGAAGGTCAGAAAGGAGTAGCGGAATAAGCCCAAAGGAGCATGTGTTTAGCCGTTCATATCAGTGACAAAAACGGTACACCGGATGCATCGCTCAGTTGACACGCGTTCGCTGGATAACAGGCGGTGGGTTTCCCATAAGGCCATCTTCAAAGGTGTAATGCAAATGCCGGGCATGTTGTCAACCCCGGTTTTTTAGATCGTAAAAAGTAACTAAATTTGAAGTATGGAGTTGTACAATTTCTTCACCATCCCAAAAGAGGATAAAGCCGATTTAGAGGCCCGAATGCCTGAACTTCAAGAGTTATGCATTTGCGTTAACCTCGTTGAGCATAAAGGCCGTCATTCTATAATCGGCCAGCTTTACGGTGAAGATACCAACGTTGGAGACATTGACCTTCTGGTGATCCTTCGGGACATTAATTTCGTTTGGTTTGATGCGACATGCCCAACGATCAATAATCTCCCAAAGCCATGAAAGCCAACCTAACAAGAGTTTACCTTATAATTTCAGGCATGGCTATAATAGCGCAATTTTTCGCCCTTTTAACGGTCATTTTATTATGAAAGACTCTAACCCAGAACATAAGGAGGAGGCGAAAGAACCTGTAGGTAGGCCTCCTTTGTTCTCTACCCATGAGGAGCTTGAAAAGATGGGTAAGGAGTACTTTGCATTGTTCGAAGAAACAGCCGCTCCAGAAGAGCGTAAGGCTCGCGGGATTGAAGTATACGAAAACCGCCCGACCATCACCGGATTATGCCTTTTCCTTGGTTTTGAGAGCCGTGACGCGTTTTACAGGTATGAAAAAAAGCCTGAATTTCAGTACACTATAAAAGCACTCAGGACAAAAATTGAGAATGTTTACGAACAGTACCTTACCACAAAAGGCGCTGCCGGGGCCATTTTCGCGTTAAAGAACTTCCAGTGGACCGACCGGCAGGAGATTGACCATACCTCCGGCGGAGAAAAGATTAACCAGATGCCAGAAATTAAGGTCTATAATACAGCTCCGCCGCTTGCCGGTTCAGAGGATAGCGTTGATGTGCCAAATAAAATGCCTGTCATCCAGCAGTCAGAGACAGGTAAAACAGAATAATGTTTCGTTGTAGTCCTGTTTTCTACGCAAATCAGCAGTCAACCGCTGATGTAGTAATCAATCAAGGAGGAACCGACTCAACAAAGACCTACTCGATCATTCAATTATTGACGGTAATCGCTGCTACAACCAAAGCGCCGGCATCTGACCCTATCATAACCGTCCTTTCAGAGAGTGTACCTAACTCCAAAAAAGGAGCTTACCGTACTTTCCAGGCAATCATACAGAGCAGTCATTACGCCGAATCACAGATTAAAAACTGGAATTCGACCGACAGGACAATAACCTTTAAAACAGGCTGGATACTTGAATTTGTAGGAGCCACCGATGAGCAGAACGCAAAGCAGGGTAAGCGGCAATATTTATTTTGTAACGAGGCAAACGGGATACCGTGGCCTATATTCTGGCAGTATGCAAAGCGAACCAGGATACGTACCTACATAGACTACAACCCATCCGCGCCGTTCTGGGCGCACGAAAAACTTATAGGAACCGTTCCGAGCGGCAACGACCTAAACGCTACAGTCCAATTAATCATCAGCGACCACCGGCATAATCCTTTTCTTTCCCAGGCCGACCACGACAAAACCGAGAATATTAAAGATCCTGAATTGTGGTTGGTGTATGCCAGGGGTAAAACTGGAAACCTTACCGGACTCATTTTCCCGAATTGGAAACAGATCGACGACGATAAATTCCCTTGGAATGAAGACCGTTTTGGAGGGCTGGACTTTGGGTATGTAAACGACCCGACAGCCGGGGTTATTATGGTCAAGATCGCGAATAACATTTACTGTCATGAGCTTTGTTACGAGCCAGGACTTAACGCTCAAAGGATTTTTACCCTATTCTCTTCAAACAAATTCGATTCAGAAACACCCATTTACTGCGATCATGACCCTGATCAGATAAGACAATTACGAATGGAGCCGTTCAGTTTGCTTGCCATACCAGCCAGAAAGGGCCAAGGATCAATAAAGGCCAGCATTATGAAGGTGAACGAGTACAATATTTTCTACACCGCGTCATCAAAGAACATCGATTTCGAACGAAAAAAGTTCATGTGGATGAAAGATCCGGATACCGGCAAGTTTATAAATGTTCCTTCCGAGGGTGATGACCATTGCATAGCCGCAATACGAATGGGAGTCTATACCCATTTCTATCGTCAAGAATAAATCCGGTATTAAGTACCAATTATAGAAAGTTTTCCTATTTTTATACCAAAATAGGAATTAATGCAGATATTTTTTGCAGTGCTTTCCGCTATCCTGCTTGCTCGATTCATTGAGTGGGTCATCATCGCCACCGTTAAACATTACTGGAAACCAAAATGAGTAATTTCATTTCATCTCTTTTTGGCACAATTGCAGGTTTCCCAGTCGGACGCAATACCGGAATGTCATTTATACCACTAGATTCATCAGGTAAAACTTTAGAGATTAAAGGCGATCAGGCAACCTGGTTAGGTTTAAAATCCAGGCAAATGCAGAAATATGCCTATGACTATTGCTACCCTGTGGCCTCTGTTTGCGATCGATTAGCCGAGTATGACATCACAGGAATAATTGAAGTTCTACGCGCTGAGGGTAAGGGTAAGGAAAACTTTGCTACAAATTCATGGGCACAAAATATCAACAAGCTTTTCGGACAGCCTAACCCTATGCAATCATGGGAGCAGTTCAGGGGACAGCAGGTGATATACAAAAAGGTGTTCGGATTCTGCCCTGTTTTGCCGTTGGTGCCTGCCGGTATGACTCCTGACAATGCTACTGCAATGATCAATTTACCGCCGTGGTTATTCGATTACGAGAGTACAAAGAAGTTTTTATATACGTCCAAGCTTGAGGAAATTGTAAAGGAGTGGAGAATTACAATACTTGGAAAAACCTTCACCCTTCGACCTGATCAGGTTATAATCCTGGAGGATTCTTTCATGCAGGACGAGGAAACAGATTTCCTTTTACCTCAGTCTCGTTTAGTTGGGTTGGATATGGCGGTGAGTAACATCTGCCGGGCAATGGAAGCCAACAACGTTTTACTAACAAAGCGTGGACCGTTAGGGTTTATCTCACACGATGCGGCAGCGGTTAAGGATTCGGTGGCTGGCTACATTCCTATGTCGAAGAGTGAAAAGGATGACTTACAAACTCAATTGAGTAACTACGGGTTAAGCCTAGCGCAATATCAGTACGTTATTTCAAAGCAGGCCGTGAAGTGGAATCCAATGTCATACAATGTTACCGAACTTGGTATTGATCCTACGGTGGTTTCAGGGTCAAAAGCTATTTGCCATCGCTACGGATTCCCTTACACGTTATTCGAACAACAGGACGCGACTTATGCCAATGGACTCAACGCTGAAAAGGGAGTATATCAAAACAACGTTATCCCTAACAACAATAAGGATTTAAATAAATACAACAAGTTCTTCAAAGCGGCTGAAAACAACGGCAAAATAGTATCAAACTTTAACAAAGTTGCAGCCCTTCAGGAGGATGAGTTAGCGAGGGCACAAGCTGCAAAGGCTTGGAATGACACGCTTTTAATCGAGTGGGACAATAATTTGATTACTAAAAACCAATGGCTTGAGGCTAGGGGTTATGAAAAAGTAGCTGATGGAGATAAGTATAAAAAAGATTACGTGACAACGCCAATACCAGAACCGGCTCCTGTTCCGGAACCAGTGATATGAAAACACATCAAAAAATACAAGATTTGAAACTACGTGCAGCGCCTATTACAATGAGCGGTTCGTATGTTGATAAAGAAGGGAATCTTCAGATAGTAGATTTGAAGGTTGATGTTGTTGAAGCCGATAGAACAGTAAAAGGTTATCTGATTGTGTGGGGTGTTAAAGACACTTTCGATACCATTTTTGTTAAAGGATGTTGCTCACGATCTATAAAAGATCGTGGTCCTAAATCGGATGCTAAACAAAAGATCGCGCATTTGTGGCAGCACGAAATAGATAACCCTACCGGTCAATTTACTGTATTGAAGGAAGATGATTACGGACTTTATTTCGAGGCTATTTTGGATGATATTCCAATCGGAGAAAGGGAATTGAAGCAAATTCGTTCCGGAACGCTAAATCAATTCTCTGTAGGATTCAACTACATCTGGGATAAGGTTGAATACGATGAAAATGCAGATGCTGTTTTGCTTTATGAGATTGAGCTGATGGAGGGTTCTGTGGTAACGTTTGGCAGTAATGCAGAAACTTACGCAATGCGCTCACCTGAACAGGTTATTCAAGAAAAAGAAAACCTGATCGATGACACAGAGGACTTTATTAAGTCATTACCACGGTCAAGACAATTAGAATTACGACAACTGATTAAGAGACATATTTCAATCGCTTCATTAAAGCCGGATGTTAATCCGCTCAAACCGAACGAAGGTAAAGAGTTTATATCAGTTGGTGAGTATAAATTAAATTTAAACGAATTTTAAACAATGAAAATTACATTCAAGAAAGACGGATTAACAGGCGACAACCTTAAACTGGTTGAAGACTTGGAAAAGCGTTTCAATGAGTTACCGGATTCAGTGGCTAAAGATGCTATTGAACTTCAGGTAAGAGAAGCAATGAAACCTTTTGAAGGATTGAACATCGACAAAATCAAAGAATTGATTGGTGACGATGATAAAGGAGTTCGCGCAATGCTTGTAAAACAAGGTGAGGAAATCACTAAATTGAAAGCAGAAGGTCAAAAAACTCCTGAAGACTTATCTATCCGCGCACAAGTGGAAGGATGGGCAAAAAGAAATAAAGAAGTTATTGCAAAAATCAGA